GCCAGAAGTCGCTATTTGGTCCCAATGGATACGGGATTACTCCCATAAACATTGGACTAAACTAGTTACAACCGATGGATCTCCCAACCTTTACCACACATCTACAAGTGCAGGGCCAAATGGCGGTGCAAGCCTTCTCAGTGCAGGGATCGATGCCCTGGCCTTGAAGGCTTGTCCTACCACCTGGATCCTGTTCAAGCAGATGTGCCTCTTTTCTAAAAGGTTCGATTTGGTAAGAAGAGCCGTTCTAACAGAAAGAGAAATTAATCTCAAACTGAAGGAAGGGTTTCAACTCCCAAAACGAGTCCTTAAAGAAGGAGGTCTACACTTGGCACGGCTACTTTACTTGCCTGACAAAGCAGGTAAAACCCGTGTCGTGTACTGCCTTACCTGGTGGATCCAAGAACTTCTAGAGCCGTTTCACAACGAGCTCTATAGGCTCTTGAGATCCATCCCGCAAGATGGTACACGTAGCCATGACGAAGCGTCCAAGATCGTTAGAACTTGGACAGCGGCTGGTCGACGCCTATGGTCTGTTGACCTTAGTAACGCGACCGACCGTTTTCCTCTTGAACTACAAGTGGCAATGGTAGAAGGGCTCAAAGGTAAAGTATTTGCAGGTTTGTGGAGGAGAGCAATGGGTATTAAGCCATGGCACTCCGGCACAAATGAGTATGTTAGGTATGAAGTAGGACAGCCCATGGGGTCTAAAACCTCCTGGGCCGCCTTTGCTCTTACCCATCATACCATCCTAAGAATACTTTGCCAGTATCACAGGATCAATGAGATTGCTTATGTAATCATCGGTGATGATATCGTTATTGCTAACGATAAAGTCGCTAATAGCTACATAGGCCTACTCAACGATATTGGGGTAGATTTCTCCCCCAGTAAGACTATTAGCCCTGATAAAGCTAATAGTTCCGTAGCAGAATTTGCTAAACGCATTTTCCGCGATGGAGTTGAGTATAGTCCATTGACTTCCAACCTTCTCAAAGAGATCTTCGTAAACAGGGATTACCCCGTTTTTGAAAGTCTAATGAGAGAACTGGAAACCAAATGGGGCGAAGGTGTATCTGTATGTCAAGATAACATCGTGCTCCAACCCCCGGCAAATGCTCTTTATAACCTTCTACCAAAGAAGGAGAAAGAGAAATTTGCGGTTTACACCGGACACCTAGGTGTGAGTGGGCTCCCCGAAGGGATAACCCACTACGTTAATCACCTAAGCGGTGTACTGGACAACCCCTGGAAAGGGATTGACCAATACACGTTTAGAGTTGTATTGTACAACTCTATCTCCGATGTACTGAGTGGATACCTCGTTAAACTTATAAAGATTAAAGAGGCGTTTCCACCCGGAGGCACCTGTGAAGCCCAGGTATGGGACGGACTCTATCTCGTACCAAACCATCCATTCTATGCGGTTATCAGCCGAATAGAAGAGGTGGTACTAGATTGTTCCAGGGGTCTGGCCGATGGAGACCTAAATCTCCAACGGGTAACAGACCTAGGACTCGATCTAGGGTACTTGATAGAACTCGCAACTCACGGTCGATCTTGGAGTTCTTACAAAAGACTCCTTAATCGCCGTGCCACTGCCAATGCACGCTTCTGGAACACAGTTTACAAAAACTGTAAGAATCCAGAAGAGTTGTACTGGTAACAGAGCTGCAAGCAGCGAGAGGGGGGTTAATTCTCTCGTTGACGCTCATTCCTACTGTCAAGTAGGAACTGGTCACCATTCCGCTCTTTCGAG